ATCTCTACAAGCAACATGCCTTCCCACAGCCATACCCAGGATGCGCATAATCACACCCAAGATGCGCATAACCATACGCAGAACTCGCACAACCATACGCAAGATGCGCACAACCACACCCAAAACTCGCACGGTCACACGCAGGATGCGCACAACCATACGCAAGATGCGCATGACCATACAACTAATTCAGTGGTGACATTTACTACCGTTGGGCATCTCCACGATAACGCTGATTATTTTGCTGCTGCCGTTAACGGTGGCAGTGTTACCAGTGGCGGCGGCTCGTCCATATTTGCAGCCACGGCTACGAACCAAGCCACAACTGCCACGAACCAAGCCACAACTGCCACAAACATTGCTACGACAGCAACCAACATTGCTACAACAGCAACCAACAACGCAGCCACCGCTACCAACCAAGCCACAGTAGCCACGAACCAGGCAACAGGTGGCGGGACAGATTACTACCAGCCATACCTCGTAGTAAACTACATCATCAAACACGACTAGGATAAGATACCAACCATGATTAAAGTACAAACACTCATCCTCCGAATCTTTGGGGTATTCGGCTCATCCGCCCTCGCAGCCGTAGCAGGTGGCGCAATCTTCGGAGTTGAACTCTGGAAATCAGCAGCCATCGCAGGTGTAGTAGCCGCAGGTAAAGTAACTGAAGCATTGCTTCGTTCATGGTCTGAAGACGGGACCCTTACTAAAGAAGAAGTTGCAGCAGCCTTCGGCAAAAAGGCGTAGCCGTTACGCCCTGATAGGGGTTGTACTTTCCATACTGTTCCTAGCCTCTAGTGCTAAAGCAGAAAATCCAATCATCACTGGTATCACTGATTACTGGTTTGAATACACCGAGCCAACACAGTTTGAGGCACGGACATACATGGTTGACGGGTATAACTCTGACCCTCAACTGTGGCTGTATGACGAGCAGGATGTTTTAATCATCAGCAACGATGATTACTTCGGTTTACAGTCATACATTTCCATAGAGGTACAGCCTGGTCGGTACCGTCTGCGGGCGGGTACTTGCTGTTGGCAACCAGATATTTGGCGGGGTGGTAACGGCTGGAATGAACGGTATGAGTTGAGTTTTAATGGGGAACCAGCGAACACCACATCCACTACTGAGGAGCCGACGACTACCACTTCGTCTACTACCACAACCTCTACTTCTACCACCACAACCTCTACGACTACTACAACCAGTACGACATCTACTACCAGTACAACAACGACTACTACAACCCTTGCACCAACGACCACAACAACGCTGCCACCAACAACAACCACGGTAGCCCCAACGACAACAACCACATCGTCTACCACCACCACAACAGTAACGCCCACAACAACCACAGAGTCGCCAACAACCACAACATCTACTGTTCCCATTCCTCAAACAACTGTTGCTCCATTGCCCGTGCTAACCACGACAACGGCACCCATGCCAACAACTTCAACAAGTACATCCACTACCTCCACTACAACAACGACGACAACGCTACCACCAGTTGTTGTGCCTCCTGTCGTAAGTCCTGAAGTGGCTGTTGCTTTAGCCACCAACCCTGAAGCGTTGGCTACCATCAGTGCCGAGGAAGCAACGCAAGTCTTTGATGCTCTAGTAGTTGATGACTTAAGTGAAGAACAACTGGTTGCCCTTGTCTCGGCAGTTCAATCCGCACCCGTGTCTGTTAGAAAAAGTTTTGAGTCTTCAGTCAATGTTTTCAGTGGCGCAGTAGACACCTATGTCCCCATCGGTAGCACGGTACCTGTCAGTACCCGCCGTGCCCTCATCGCCATCACAATCATGACTTCACTCATGGCTATCCCAACTAAACGAAAGTGATAAAGTACAACCTATGCGTAAATATCTAGGAGCCATCATCAGCCTCTCGCTGTGGTTAACCAGCACTGGACTTATGCTTATCACCCTGTCTGGGGATACGCTCAGTAAGGCTCTATACATTAGTGCAGTTGCCTTCGCTATAAACATAATTGCTATTGCCGCTGGCATTGGTATAGACGAGGAATAAAATGCGCAAGTACAGTTACTACCCTGCTTTTGATGGCAAAGGCGCACAGCCTGGAACTGTGAAACTCGCTGCGCTTTGTGCGGCTAGGTGGAAGACCAAGAACCTGGGGATTTATGTCCCGAGATTGATGCGAAATTCTAAGACCGAAGGTAAGAAGATAGGCGACCCTGGCATGGAGAAATACCTATCAGTCCACGCCACTGGCGCTGCGGTAGACATCGGTTATTCTGACCGCAAGGTTGGCGTTGCCATGTGGGATTGGTTTATTAAGTACACCAAGGAACTAGGCATTGAAGAAATCCATGACTACGCATTTGATGCAAACCCTAAGGACAAGAACAAGGGCTACGGAAGAGGCTTCAGGTGTAGCCGTGGAGAAAATTCCAAGGGGGTCAAGGTGTTTAGCGAGTCCGATAATGCTGGTTCATTCGGCGGTTTTTGGTTGCATCTAGAAATTTCTCCAGAGATGGCTAAGGACGCTGACAAATTTGAAGCAGCGTGGCGTGCGCTACCTAAACCTGCATAATGGACATCGTTAGTGTTCTTGCTTCAATTGCTGGGGCTATTGTTTCTATCGGTATTATCTATCGTGGTGTTGTTAGACCTTTATTTCGGTGGGGACAACGACTAGATAACGCAATCACTACTGTTGAAATGAACATGAAAAACAATGGCGGTTCATCTTTGCGTGATGCTATTGACCGCATAGAAAATCGTTTAACTATAGTTGAGGACTTTGTAACGAAGCCTCGGTAGTGATAGAGTCTTAAGTCCTATGACTAACGAAGCGATTGAAACTCTCCTCCATTTCCTATCTAAAATCCATGTGCAACCAGCACAACAAGACCAGTTCTTCTGGGCTGTAACACAGTTAGAAGCCTTACGCACCAAGCAAAACCAAGCAGCCTAAACCTCTACTATTATTGAGGCATGGCAAATACCCGTGACCTTTTTATGTGCCCGCAATGCGGAGAGATGTGGCTGTCAAAGACGGGACGGTACTGTGTTGAGTGCCGAGTGGAAGGGGAACCTCTTGATGACCCAACAGACGACTGAGTTCGCACCGCAAGAATACCCTGTCGCTCTCATCTACTGGGCTGATGCCTGTGGTGGTGATGCAGGTTGGTTAGCACTTGACGAAGTAGAAGACGACGGTGAAGTAATGGTGCAATCAGTAGGGTTTCTCATACCCGTTGGCGATGCAGGCTCTAAAGAAAACCATATGACTTTACTGCAAAGTATCCACGATGGCGAAGGTATCAACTTGTTTTATATCCCTGTTGCAATGGTCAGGAAAATTGTTTTACTAAACGCTTGACATTGACACACCCCACCTGTACTCTGTGACGCAACAACTGTTACACAGAGAAGGGGAAGTTAAATGACTTTCAATCGTTACCGTATCCACAAAGAACCACACGGTTCACAAGCATGGCTGAATCAGCGTTACATGGATGAGAAAGGCAACCGCCGAATCTCAGCCAGTGCAGCAGCCGCTATCTACGGCTTGCATCCTTTCGTAAAGAAAGACCACTATGCAGCCGAACAACTATCAGGTGTGGCACCTACACCTATCACCCCTAATGCGGCGATGGAGACAGGCAACCGCCTTGAAGACACCATCATCTCATGGGCTGGCGACAGGCTCGGTGTTGAATTTGAAACACCAAAGGAACTGTTCTGTTACGACACAGACAAGGGCTGTCATCTCATCTCTACTCTTGACGGGTGGAACGAGGAGACACGCCACATCCTTGAGGTCAAGACCACGAGCCGTGAGTATTCAGGTACCTTGCCTGATTACTGGCGTATCCAAGGCATCACTCAATACATTTGTGCTGACGCTAAGCGTGTGACATGGGCTGTATTTGACAACACTCTGCGTCTCACCTTGGTTGAGCAGGTCATCACCGAGGAAGAAGTTGCTGAACATATTGAAGCAGTGACCGAATGGTTGAATAGTGTTGAGTTAGGCATGACACCAGCAGGTGTTAAGTGGTCTTACGAAACCATGCAGACTAGGTATCAGCGTCCCGTGTCACGCACGGTTGAGTTGCCTAGTGAAACTGCTGACTTAATACAGAGGTTGCGTCATGTACGCAATGAACTTGCATCATACAAGCAGTTAGAAGATGAATTAAAAGCAGAGGTTTGCGAGTTGCTAGGTGACGCAGACACCGCTATATTGAATGGTGTCACGGTTGCGACATGGAAGGGACAGAAGCGGGAATCATTTGACTCCAAAGCACTGCGCCTTGCCCATCCTGACCTTGCCAAACAATTCGTTAAAGAAGTACAAACCCGTACCTTCCTTTTGAAAGGGGAAAAATAATGGAAACCAATAACACCAAAGAACTACTAGAGGTACTGAATAAGTATGCAGTACCAGACCCAAAGATTGTAGGCAAATTACCCAAGGGTGGAACCCAACTTGATTTCGTGGGTCACGCAGACATTACCCGTATCTTGATTGAGATTGACCCACACTGGCGTTTGGTTCCTATCGCATGGGACAACGGGCGACCAGCAATGAATGTTGTGAATGACATGGCAACCATGTGGTTTGAACTGACACTGCTCGGTACTTCCCGTCTTGCTATCGGGACAGCAAAGGCAAATGCTTTTGACCTTGACAAGCAACTCTATGGAGATGCGTTACGCAACGGAGCCATGCGTTTCGGTATCAGCCTGAACCTGTGGACAAAGAACGAATGGGAAGACCTAGACCACAACCCAGCCCCATCTAAGCCACGCCCCACAGCCCCCGCCAGTGCCCCTGAGCAGGCTCCTAAGCAGTCCAAACCCAAGACCCTAACCCCACTGTCACAGGCACAGATTGACCAGTTCAACACCGCCTGTGAAGCCAAAGGTATAACACCATCGGCTGTCGCTGCCAACGCTGGCATCCCCGAAGGTACCCCTTGGATGGAGTCACACCTCCCAGCCCTACGGTCAGCCTTTAAAGAACTCGCATCATTCAAGGACGGCGAGTGATGGCTAACAAAAGAACAGTAGACCCAACCGCTAGTGAAGCATCAGCCCACATCATTGGCTTACGGGTAACACCATCACAGTTAGAACAGATTGCTTTCTTATGTAAGCAACGCAACACGAAGCGTTCACAATTATTCCGTGACTTAATCCGTCAGGAACTTGAAACAGAACTTGCTAAGTAATGTCCAGTTACGAGGAACTTCTTGACAACATGGAAGAACGAAACAAACTGTTGAGTGGACAACTTAAACAAACCAAGGCAGAGGTGCAGGAGTGGAGACGCATAGCCAATGCGTTAGCCCACGCCAGTGCCCTGTCAGTGGACAAGAACACACCACTGGTAGCGCATGAGTATTACCGCAAGTGGGAACAGAAGAACAGGGCGTGGTGGGGTGTCTGATGAACGCATACATGGTCGCTCTACCTACCTGAAATACAAATGCCGATGCACTGTATGTGTTGAGGATGCAAGGAAATACCGTGTTGATAGAAAGAAGTCTGTCTTAATGCTTGATGGTGAACCGCTGATTGAAAGGCTTGCCCGTGACGGGCGGATGCTATCTATCAATACCAGCACCAGCCACAAGTGGAGGACTAGAGGATTGAGTGTTTACTTGGCAGATAGGTGGGCAGTTAAACTTGGCTACCACCCGTATGAAATATGGGGCAACGATTTTTACAGAGGATGTAATGAGTAAAGCAAAACAAAAAGGAACATCGGCTGAGACAGCCGTAGTGAACTGGCTTAAGACAGAAGGCTGGCTGTACGCAGAAAGGCGTGCCCTTCAAGGCAATCTTGACAAGGGTGACATCAACATGGGTGCACCTGTGGTCATTGAAGTGAAGAACTGCAAGACCATCACACTCTCTGAGTGGCTTAAAGAATTAAAGGTTGAGATGGATAACGCTGGTGTCAGTGTTGGTTCGGTCATCGCTAAGAAGCGAGGCACTACCAATGTTGGTGAGTGGTATGCAGTGATGCCAGCCAGTGTTCTTGCTGTCTTACTTAAGGAAGCAGGATACTAATGAGCGACTACATACACAAGGACGATGCGTACGAATGGCTCCACGATAAACAGATTGAGTTCGCAGAGCAAGACTTCGCCAAGGTACAAGCCGAGCGTGACCAGTTGAAACTTAAAGTGCTTGAACTATCAACCGAAGTTGAACGCCTATCAAGGGAACTTGCTCGTGGGTGACATGTCAATCGGGGGTTACGACCCTCGGTTTGATTTCAAGACTGACTTAAGTTACGGACATCAGGGTGAACAAAACCTTATTGATTTCTTTCATGCACTTAACGATGGCACTGTTGAAGTGAAGGCTGACCGCTACCGCAACGGACGCATGGCTGTGGAAACAGAGCAACGCCCTCACGGTGGAGAGTGGAAACCTTCTGGTATAAATGTGACACAAGCAAAGTGGTGGGCGTACAGGTTTGCACCTGACTCTTATGTTCTTGTATCGGTGGAACGATTAAAGAATTATTTGCGTTACAACTATGCGCTGTTGAACAAGCGTGACTTTGCTTCTGGCTCTGACAATCCAGCACGAGGGTTCTTGTTGTTCCCTCCGCAGGTGCAGGATTTACAGACCAGTGAGTTGTATGACTGCTAAACTATTCTAATCCGTTTAACACTTAAGACAGGAGACCTATGCACCCTAACTGACACATCACTTTACGAAAGGACAACCATGCGCAAACGCATCCTCACCTCTATCATCGCCCTATCCCTACTATCAGCGTCCCCAGTCCACGCATCCACAACGGACAAACATTCTCACCGTAAATACCACGGTCTTATGTCAGATTATTTCTACGACAGGCTCGCCTCCTGCGAGACAGGCGGGAACTGGCAACACTCCACTCGCTCCTACACAGGAGGACTCGGCATAGCACGAGGCACATGGCAACGCTGGTCAAACAGCAGTAGCGCCAAAGGCAAAAGCCCCCGCTACCAAGTACAAGTGGCAGACAACATCGCATTCATGGGACACACCAAAGACGGAGTGTTCAAACATCCAGTAGGGGTGTTCGGTTGGGGCTGTGTCAAGAACACACCCGAACTACAAGCACTCATCTGCAAGTCAAAGAACCCAAAAGTATACCGCAAAAGGAGAAACTGCTAAGGTAAAAGTGACACGCATGGGGGTAAACCTGTGGACACAGCAACATACAAAGACAGCCAACGCTTCTGGCGCAAAGTAACCATCGGCTCCCCCGACGAATGTTGGGAATGGCAAGGGTCACGCCGAGGTGACAACTACGGACAACTGTATGTAGCCCACAAACACAGAGCAGCCCACCGCTTCTCATTCTTTCTAGCCCACCGTTACTACCCACCTGTCGTAAGACACAAGTGCGACAACAGAGTATGTGTCAATCCCCACCACCTACAAGGCGGGACACAGACAGACAACATGAGAGATGTAGTAGAGAGAGGCAGACACTTCTATGCAAACAAAACCCACTGCCCACACGGACATGAATACAATCAAGAGAACACCTACCTCCGACCAACGGGAAGCCGAGAGTGTCGGGCGTGTAGGAAAGAAAGAAAGAACACGCTGGTCTTGCACAAGTTGTAAGACATCAGTAACATTGTTTGTCGCAGTTAAGTATGCGCCAACACACACCTGCCTTAAGAAAGCAGGACGGATAACACCATTAAAGAAAGAAGAAGCGGAACCAAATGAGTAACCACATCACAATCAACGGCAAGGTAGGGCAAGAGCCTGAACTGCGTTACACCCAAGGAGGCATGGCAGTCTTAACATTCTCCGTTGCCGACACATACGGCAAAGATGACAAGAAGAAAACAACATGGCACAATGTCACCGTGTTCTCTAAACTTGCAGAGAATGTAGCCAACACCATCGCTAAGGGTTCAACTGTCATAGTCGTAGGTCGCTACGAACAAGACGAGTTCACCAAGAAAGATGGAACCAAAGGCAAGAGCCTGAAGTTAATCGCTGATGAAGTCGGTGCGTCATGTCGTTGGAACTCTTGGGTTCAAGACAACACTGAAGCAACGATGCAGCAAATCGGGCAGGTATTCCCTACCGCTTCACAGGTATCAGAAGACGAGTTCTTCTAATGTCTGACCCACTGTCAATGTCGTTTGATATGTGGATGGAAGTTGGCTTAAGACAGGGGTGGGTAACACCACCTCTGTGCCACACCCATGATGGGCTACCTACCACACCTGATGAAGACCAAGCCTTTGAGGACGGTGACGACATCTGTATCCACATCTTGCGTCTCTATGCAACGCCTCAAGAGAAAGCAGACTGTGAAGAGAACCACTCGCCAACGGTATGGCGCAATCCATTCCCCGAACTTAGACCCATACCCTGACCAGAAATCCTGCAACCATTGCGGGACAGTAGCCCGTGCCCTCACCCTATGGGAACCTAAACAGATAGCCGACTGCGGTTGCGCTTGCCATTGGGCAAGACGACATGACTCAACGAAGAAGAAGAACAAGTGAAACACTGGCAAGACGATGCGCATTGCAAAGGGTTAGATACCAACATCTTTTTTCCTGAAGTATTCGGTGACCAACAGAACGGCATGATATGGGAGCAGGCTAAAAGAATCTGTCGTGCCTGCCCTGTCACTAATGAATGTCTTAAGTCCGAACTTGCCTTTGAGCAGGTGAGTGGACGGCGCAACGGTATGTGGGGTGGGCTTACACCCAAGGAACGGGAACAGTACACCCGTAACCCCATGAACATACGCATGACAAAGCCCTAGCCATCGGGAAGGGGAACCGACGACTAGGGCAAATCAAGTGTATCAGATTGGTGTTATCTGAGTTGCATTATTCTATACGAGGACTTGTAATAAACCGAACACATCGTTGCTGAATACTCTGCTGTCTTACGACTCGGGAATATCTCAGCCCTTGCCTTGGTTGGTGTCCACTTCCACACCTCGTAAGGGCAGTACCTAAAGTATTTGTATGGTGTCCCGCTATCACAGGTAGCCAACGCTATGACCCAGCGTTCCCTTGTCTGCTGTGGTTTGGCTTCGTGTTGTGGATAGAACAGTCTTGTTAGTTTGCTCCACACTAGAACGGTTCTGCTGTCCAGTAGGTGAGGTCACGCCCGCTACATACAGGACATAAGTCAGCAGGTGTACCCACTTCAATGTCGTAGAACCAGCCGTGCTTAAACTCTGCCACTCGTGCGTCTGTTGGTGTGCCGTAGTGGGTGAGTGGTGATGCACCCCCGCACTTGTCGCATTGCAGCCTGATGCTTGTACTCATCGGTTGTACTCGTTCACTGAACTAATCCAGCACCAGCCAGCCACACCCATGAGGGCGATGCTTAGAAGGTACGAGGACTCCAGCGTGAAGAACGAACCGAGACAGAACACGAAGCCAGAGAATGTCCGTGCCTTGTAGTTCATCTGGCGTGGTGCATGACCGAGCCTGTCTCTCACCGCTTGGGTACGGGTGCGTATGTCTAGTGGTTTGTCCCATGATTTTACTGCGGGGTGGTTAGGTGAATAGCGTTTCATGACTTAAGACCTGTACCTATGTGTGTCGTAGCAATCCTCACAACGAGGGTCGCTGAACTCTTTGTTACCACAGACGAACTCGTCTGATACAAATTCTTCGCAATCAACACAGGTGTAGTCGCCTTCATCATTGGTAGCCCATGCGTCTGCATAAACCTCACCATCTTGGTAACTCACAGACCAGCCCTCATCACAGTCTGCGTTGATGTCTTGAAGCACGCTCTTGATAGCGATGTCAATGAACTGTGTAGCAGGGTACTTGTCGGGGTGGGTGACAGTAATTATTAGTTGTGTCTTCATGACTTAAGACTCCTTTTCTTCTACGGTGCAAGCGAACTCGTCACCGCTGTTCGGGTTGGCATTAGCAAACTCTTGCCATGCCATATCTTGTGCTGTGTCTTCGTCTTCTGCTACCACCTCTAGTGAGTAGTGAAAAACTACATTGAATGTTTTCATATTGGTTGCCCCCTTCAAGGACTTGTTTGTTTTGTTTGTAGTTGTGGCGAGTGCACCCGTTAATCCCTGCACACGAGGTTGCAATCCCTCTTCTTTACGGTTCCCTTCTACTGGCGGAACCACCACTTCTTACTTAAGACTTAGGCTTTGTCTCTAGCACAGCAAGTGCTAAACCCATGATTCTTTTGTTGTGATTCAGTTGGCGAGCATACACTTCGCTTCCATCATCTTCTGTTTGATACAACCAGTTGGTAGCATCATTGAATGTGTCGTTGGCTATTGCCATGACCCACTTGTACTGCTCACTCGTGAATGTAACCGTTACGGTGTCGTTCATTTCTTCCCTTACTTTCTTCAAGTTGTTTAACTTGATATCTCAACTGTAACACAGTTCATGTTACTTGTCAAGTCTTTTCTTTGTGATTTCCGTCACACCATCAGACTTAAGTCAGGACGAGCGACCCGTTCCAACCTGACATCCTTACACCCAACCTCAATCCAATCGGAAGCAACCACTAAAGCCTCGCTCCACAACAGATAGAAGTCATGCACTTGCACATCCCCAACCCATACCGTGTACTTCTGTGTACTCATGACTTAAGTCCTTACCCGTAGATTGCTTCTGTGCTATCAAAGAAAGCGCATTGCATAATGCAATCACTAGATGCAGCGTCTAAGTTCTGCCAACTACAAATGCCTGACTTGGCGAAACCGTTAGCGATATCATTCACACTAAGTTTCTTAGTGATGGTGCGCTCCTCGTCCTCATCATCAGGGTCACAGATGCCAAGCGTCAAGAACGGTAGGTCGTTGTCTGACGGGTAGGTTTCCCACCCGTATCCCTCATCGTAAGTTTCTTCATGCCACCATGACCAAGTTTCGTAGGCAGACCCGAGTATCTCGTCAAGAAACTCGCCCTGTTTGATGTTGATAGTTACTGTGATGTCGCTCATGTTATGCCCCCACTTCTACGAGTGCTGACTTAAGTGCTGACACAAGGCGGGTGATGTTCTCAAAATCAAACTGCAAAGTAATCCGTCCGTACCAACTTAGTCCGTTAGCCCCGCTACCGCCCGTGTCTGTGATGCCGAGAGCAAGAAGCACCTCTTGTAGTTCATTGACCTCTACCTCTGCCTTCGCCAACCGTACCTCACGCTCTGCTCGTTCTTGGTCTTTGGTTGTCTCTGTCGTGATGTAGTCGGTGACCATTGAAGCCTCGGTAAGTTCTGACTTAAGTACGAGACGGGTCGGCATTGTCTTAACTCTGCCGTGTTCAATGCTTACTCGCTCGGCAAGTGGTCGTTCGTCTTTAACGACATGACCGTTCTCATCTCGCAACCATTCACCATCTTCCTTAAGTAAGTAGTCGGTGCAACTCACGCTGACGCTCTTAACATGGACATATGACTTGTCATGTGCTGTGCCTACAACTTGGAAGCGTGACGGGTACTCGCTGTACTTGCCCGCAACCGAGTTGCCGTTTCTAAATATCGCTTGCGGATTGCTCACGATAATCTCTAGTATCTCTTGTCTTTTCATTTTGGTTTGCCCCCTTCAAGGACTTGTTTGTTTTGTTAGGTGTCACCCTATCGTAGCGTTTAACACTATGTCAAGAGTATTTACTGTGACATCGGTCACAAGAAATTGAATATCGTCATGACGGTATTTCAGGTGGCAACCCTACCTTGCGAGGGGTTACTCACGGGTAGAGTACCGTGTAACACTTCTGAGAGGGTGCGCTCAGGGTTGAAATCCACCGCCCACGCTGGCAATACTGACTTAAGTAATGACAACTCCTCGCTCGTGTAGAGAAGGAGACTACGCAAGTCTGTCGCCAGTCGGGTACGGCTACCATGTAGGTCTATCTCTACCTCTAGGTCTGCCTCTAGCATGGATAGGTACGCCTCTAGTTCTTCTCTCATGACTTAAGTCCTTTCTTCCAACGGCTGTCGTCTCTGATGTTTTCCATATCCCAACCGTCATACCATGCCTTCATGTAGGCAATCCTTTCGGCTTGGTCGTACCTGCTCAAGTGGCTCATGGTTGGCGCTTGGCGGGGTTCCTCTGCACGGTACGCCTCTGCTCCGTCTGTGTATCCGAGTGCTTTGATGTTCATGACTTAAGACCTACCGATTCACCCGACACCCAACGACTACCCGAACCTGTGACAGGGACGATGAGATAATCAACCGCTCCCCACCGCAATCGGCTATCGGTAATCTTGACATCGTACTTAAGTCCCGACCCGTCACCCCATTCGGCTATCTTGCCGATGTTCTGCATTAGTTCTAATGTTGTCATGACTTAAGACCTAAACCAATCTGCCCGTGACGACTGAACCCAAGCCATACGAGGCAAGCAAGCGACACAACGCCTCTGCTCTTTCGTCTTGGCTTGCTCCACTCTCTAGCACCCGTTGAACCATCATGCCTACGAAGGCATCACCCTTCATGTTTTCTAGTAGTTGCCGTGCTCCCGTCTCGGGAACCGCTAACCCTGATGAGGCGACCCGCTCCACCGCTCTTAGATAGTTTGCTTTCTTCATGTCTTAAGTCCTAACCGTGAATCTCTGATACGAATACCGCAACAGCACCATTGTGGGTGGTTGCTACTTTCCAGATACCCCGCCACTTAGCGCCATCTAGGTATGTCTGAACCGCCTGCTCGTAGTTCCCACTAATGCCGAGAGCGTAATTCCATTGAACCGTAATCTTGTGCGGGTCTTTGCCATATGTCGGCGAGTCGTTGCGCTGTACCGTGATACGGGTGCCTCGGTGATTGGTTACGGGTAGGTACTTACAAATTAGTGAGACCCTTCCCGATTCTTGGGCGAGTGCTGTGCGCTCCCCGTATGGTGTTGTGGTTGATGTTGTCATAGTTCCCCCTCGGGATTTACTTGGAACCTTGTGGCTCCCTAGAAGGCACCGCCCGCCTGAGCGATACCCCCTAGGCAACCCCCCGCCCGTAGGCGGGGAGTGTCCTGTCTTAAGTCCCTACCCCTCTGCCTCTTCTGGCTCTTGGGCTACGAAGTGCTGTTCGCACTCGTCACAGGTCACGCCACCCATGAACACCTTGGCGCTTGCCCGTATCTTCTGAGGCTCATCGCATGAGCAGATACCTACTAGAAGGTTTTTGTTCCTCTTCTTTTCCTTGTCGCCTGTCTTAAGTACGCAAGAGACAAGAGAGATAGCCTTGTCAAGGCGGGCAATCATGTCGCCCCATGTCTCGGCGCATTCGTCCGTGACCTCGGTATGGCTCCAACCTCGGGAGCCGTCCTCGGTGATGGTGAGACCGAACACGCCTTCGGCGGTTGTCTTGAAGAACTTATTGTGTCGTCCGTTACTGTCGCAATCCTTGGTGCCCTTGGCAATGTTCACGGCGTGAGCCATCTCATGAAGGAGAGTGCCAGCGGTCTCACGACCACCTCGGCGCAAGCCTTCGCCCGTTAGGACGATTTCGTGGAAACCCTCGCCCGAATCGGTAGCCCATGCGGGGGCGGTTGTGATATGTCCGTACTTGACAGAGCCCGCCTTGCTTGTGGTGTCTCGGTCTATGACGATGATGACATTAGGAAGGGTGACCCCTGTCTTAAGTCTCACGATTTCGGCGGTCTCATAATAGAGAGCCGTGACCTCGTCAATGAGCGGGGCTAGTGATAGCCGCTCTAGTGTCTCGCCTACCTCGGTTGTGACCTTCTTGGTCTTGGTTGATGTTGTCATGATGTCCCCCTCGGAACTCTAGGTATCTGCCTCATCAGTTGCGGGAGATAATCCCCGCAAGACCCCTCTCGGGGTTTCGGCTATGCCTGACTCTTGATTATTGAGGCGACAGTCTCGGCGAGGTTCTCGGCGAGAATCATTCCCTGTTGTGTCCATGTACCGTCACGACCTTCTTCGTCTGACACCCATACCTCATATTGTTTTGAGGTGTTGTAGGCATACTTGGATTCTTGACTATCAAGTCTTACGACTCGCTTGCCCTTGCTCTCTATGGTTACTGAATGTGTCATGTTGTCCCCCTCGGGAATATGTAGAGCCGAATCGCTCTACCTCCATTTTAGGCACATCTGTTCTACGGTTGTCAAGTCAGGCGGGGGATTATTTACCAGGTGAGAATGTGACATCGGTCACATCTAGATAATACTGTCATGACGATATTATTTGGGGTGACCATAGCCAGAGGGGGGTTACTCACGGGTAAGGTACCGTACAACGCTTCTCATGGCATTCCCACATAATGAGATAGTCCCAATGTCTTAAGACTTGTAAGGTCAGCCTAACTATAACAATTAGGTAACAACTTGCACATAGCAACTATAAATCTTAGGGAACCCAACAGTTCCCGACTGTCCATAATGAGAACCATTCCCACTAGGCAGGGTTGGGGCGAGGGCACCTAGTTTTTATATGCAACACACCTAGGGGGGGTGGTGTTACGAGACTTGCCTACCGTTTGGTAGTTGTAGGTGGAAACTAACTAGTCAGTTAGTTGTGGGGTGCAAGGACTGTCATGCAACTGGGGGTGTGCCGAGGCTGGTACCACTGTATATATGTATTATCGGTGAGTTACGGTTTCACTCTTTTGGTGTGTTTGGGTTTTTGTGGTCACTGTGTGTGGTTGGTAACTACTCTGGGTGGTGTTGTACGGTTGGCGGAGGAGAAGTGTGACTGGTAGGCACGGTTCTGCACAGAGGGAGGAGGGAGGAGGAATCTCCAAACTGGAAAACCACCTACTTAAGTTGGCAAGGAAAGAAAAAAAAGAAAACCACCGACTTGGAAGTTGGCGCTGGCTTCACTTCTTGCTTCTATGCAAACAACCGCTGGCGTAGCCAAGGGCGTTAGCCGCTTTAGCGGAACAGGATTACTAGCATTCTGGTCTTAGCCTCCCCCACGGTTTAGATACCATATTGGTATCAAGGTCGCCGTAGCCAAATTCTTTTAGCCGACACCTGAAAGGTTGAACATATGTCGTTGTTCACGCTGCTTGTTTCTCTTACGCAACAAAACTAAGAGTTACATAACGGTCTTGTCTGATTGCAGGAAACATCTACCCCAGTTCCCTGGTGTGAAATGCCCCGTACCATGCAAACGGTATACAGCCATGCGAGAAATGAACTTGTGCGACGAAGCATAGCAGGTGGTGTTAATGTTTCCAACATGAAATCAAAACCTGTTTGGGAAAAGACAAACCCTAAAAAGAAATCTACTCCTCTCTCCTCTTCTCAAAAGACCGCTGCAAAAGCAAGAGCGAAAAAGGCGGGTCGTCCTTACCCGAATCTTGTTGATAACATGGCTGCATCCCGAAACAAAAAAGGAAAGTAACATGCCTCAGGTAGGAAAAAAGAAGTTCCCATACACAGACGCTGGAATGAAAGACGCTAAAGTAGCGGCTAAGAAAACAGGCAAAAAAATGAAGATGGCTCCTAAGAAGAAAAAGTAATGGCAGCGAAGAAGGACCCCCGACTTGAACGGGCTGGGGTGTCTGGGTACAACAAACCCAAAGCCACTCCTAAGCATCCAACTAAATCTCATGTTGTTGTAGCCAAAGTTGGTAGCGAAGTGAAACTAATCCGCTTTGGTCAACAGGGTGTGTCGGGTTCTCCTGATGGGTCTGCCCGTAATAAAGCGTTCAAAGACCGTCATGCTTCTAACATTGCTAAAGGAAAAATGTCTGCTGCGTATTGGGCTGACAAAGTTAAGTGGTAGAATAAAACCCGATGGGAACTAAACGACAAGTTTCCCCCGCTGACAAAGCAAAATTTTTTGCAGCAATTGCATCGGGGCAAACAATCACACAAGCGTCCCGTACTGCTGGCATCCATGTCAACACAGGTTCCAAATGGGTAGCAAAAGCCAGAGCCGCAGAAGCGGTCCGTAAAGAAGCAAACGCTAAAGCATCTAAAGTTCAACGCAACGAAGGTGGCAGTCAGCGTGATGACTACAACGCTTTCATGGATGCTATTGATTTACCATCTGCTGTCCCTGATGACAAACTATGTGACGAAGCCCGCCGTGGTAAAGAAGACTTTGCTTTCTTTCGTGAGTATTACCTAGGACGGGTACCTTCTCCGTGGCAGGTTGAAGCCGCTGTGACTCTTGTAAAACTGTTGGAGTCAGAAGAAAAAGAATTTGTCGTGGTGAATGTCCCGCCAGGTGCAGGTAAGTCAACCCTGTTCCATGATGTGGCTGTGTGGGCAATTATTCGTAACCGACGGGTGCGTGTCATGATTGGGTCTGTATCGCAGAACATGGCGAAGATGTATTCACGCCGTATCCGTGAAACTTTAGAACGAGTACAACCAATTGAACCAGACCCAGGGATGGTACAAAAAGGATTAGCAATAAATGCTGGAGGGTGTTTAACAATTGACTATGGAAGATTCAAACCAACCGATAAAGGTGCCCTATGGCGGGCAGAAGAATTTGTCGTGGAGCAACTTGACGGAAACGGCTTGGACAACAAAGAGCCAACTGTCCGTGCCTACGGAATTGAAGCAGAGTTCATCGGACACCGAGCCGATTTATGTCTCTTTGACGATGTTGCCTCACCTGACAATGCACGAGAAAGCGTGGCTAGGGACAAACTTCTGGAAAGATGGGACGGAGTGGCAGAAGCCCGTTGCGACCCAGGCGGGTTGCTGGCTGTTGTCGGGCAAAGACTCGGTTCGGGGGACCTTTACGCTCATTGTCTCTCCAAAGAAACCTACGACATTGAAGAAGATATCAATTACGATGGGTCAGATGTCATTACCCCTGAAGATGTATCTGAAGGTGTACCAGTACGGCAAAAAAAGTACCGCCATATCATCTATAAAGCGTATTATGAGGAACTTGACACGGGTAAAGAATCTCGTTCTTTCAAATCTTTACCGTATCCAAACGGACCGCTACTAGAACCCAAGCGTCTACCCTGGAAAGACCTATCTTTCATTAGATACAACAAACCAGATGTGTTCAAGGTCGTATACCAGCAAGAAGACCTAGACCTGGACTCTAAACTGGTGCAACGCACCTGGATAACAGGTGGCATAGGGCTAGATGGGGTGGACTACCCAGGATGTATAGATGCAGACCGTCAACCAGGGTATATACCTGAAGGTTTAGCCCACCCGTGGGTATCTATCGTTGCTGTAGACCCCTCACCTACCATGTTTTGGGCGTTTGTGTGGATTATCTACCAGCCAAATACGAACCTTTACCATGTTGTAGACATAGAACGAGTCAAACTATCCGCTGAAGAAGTGCTTGGTTATGACACCATGACAGGTGAATACTCAGGGCTGATGGACAGGATGCAGGAACGCTCATACCAAATGGGCTACCCCATCTCGCATTGGATTGTTGAAATCAACGCAGCCCAACGGTTCCTTCTAGCCCACGACTTTGTACGCAAATGGCAAGCCCTGCACCGTGTCAATGTTGTACCTCACACCACTAGCCGAAACAAACTAGACGAATCACTGGGTGTGGAATCATTACTGCCACCAGTTATCAGGTCGGGAGCCTTACGCCTACCTTCTATGAAGGGCAACTGGAAGACTCTTGCCGCTTCAGATGAGTTAACTAAATGGTCCAGAGATAAGAAACATGGCACCGACATTGTGATGGCTTTGTGGATGGCTCTACTTAACCTTCCGAACCTCACCGAATCCAAACCACCACCCCGCCAATGGCGACCATCCTGGCTTAAGTAAGGCTAATATGTTATCGTTGCATTGTTTGAGTCACACTAAAGGTCACGCATGAAATCAGTTGAAGAAATAGTTGACCTCTACCGCCAGCGTGTTACCGCCCAAGGTCCTATCCTTTCACAAATGCGCCAAGTGCGCCAACTTGCTAACGGCGATGTGGTTGTTCCACTAAACGAATTAGACCGCAACACTAAATCTTCTGTTGCAAACCTACTGGTACAAGGTCTTGACCAGATGAGTATGCGTGTATCAAGCACTATGCCAGTGCCTTATTTCCCTGCATTGCGTGAAGGTTCAGACCGTTCAATGCAGATGGCTCGTGACCGTAAGCGTGCAATGCTTTCCATTTGGGACCAGAACCGCATGAATATGAAGATGCGTCGCCGTGCACGCCACTTACTTGCATACAGCAACTCACCTATCTACATCAAACCCAACTTTGATAAGCGAATCCCAGAGTGGCAGTTACGCAACCCACTAGATACCTTCCCTGCACCAGTTTCAGACATTGACAACCCCGTCCCAGACAATGTTATTTTCTCTTATAGCCGTACATACGCATGGCTAACCCAAAACTTTGGTCCAATGATTAACGGCACACTGCGTGTAGGGCAACCACAACCAGATGACATGTTCACTGTGTTGGAATATGTATGTGAAACCGAAGTAGTTACCCTTGTTATGGGCTACGAAAAAGAGCGTGACCCTATCAGCGGTAGTGCCTACTTTGGTTCCCCGTCGGTAGAACTATCCCGTGTCAGCAACCGCACAGGTATGCCACTCGTTATTGTTCCTCAACGAATCACTCTTGACAAACCACACGGACAGTTTGATGGTCTACTTGGTATGTACTACACCCGTGCAAGATTGCAAGCCCTCACTGAAATCGCTATTGAGCGTGGCATCTTCCCAGATGAATACCTCATTGCACGACCAGGAGAAAACCCAGAGATTATTCAAATCGCTGACGGTAAAACAGGGCAGTTAGGTGTTGTTAAAGGTGGAGATATCCAGATACAACAGTCCAATCCTGGCTATAAAACAGACACAGCACTAGACCGTTTAGAGCGTCAAGAGCGTCTTGAAGGTGCAATCCCTGCAGAGTTCGGTGGAGAATCAGGCACCAACATCCGTACAGGTCGCCGTGGTGACAGCGTATTGGCAGCAACCGTAGACTTCCGAGTACAAGAAGCACAAGAAATCTTTGCATCATCCATGATTGAAGAAGACAAAATTGCTATCGCTATTGAAAAAGCCTATTGGGGTGCCAGTTCTAAATCATTCTTCATGCCAGGTATGGGCGGTGGAATCAAAGATTACACACCAAACAAACTATGGGAAACAGACTTCCACTATGTTGCATACTCCGCCGCAGGTTCAGATGTTAACAGTCTCATTGTTGGTCTTGGTCAGCGTCTCGGTACAGGACTTATGTCTAAAGAATCAGCCCGTGAAGCAGACCCTCTCATCTCAGACCCAGAACTAGAGAAGGACCGTCTCGTTGCTGAAGGTATTGAAGCAGCATTGTTGTCTTCTATCCAGGCACAAGCAGCAGACCCTAACGGTCCATACCAACCAGACGACCTTGCATACATCGCATCGCAAGTACAATCAAACAAGATGAATCTTTCACAAGCAATCATGGCTGCACAGAAGCGTGCACAGGCACGACAGGCTGAACAAGCACCAGCGGGTTCACCTGAAACAATGCCAGGGTTAGCAATGCCAGGTATGGGTGCTGAACAACCTATTGGTGGTGGCGGACCTGCATCGTTAGAGTCCCTTCTTGGTGGTCTTGGTGGAGCACCAGCAGGAGCAGAAGCACAGCCAGGTTCACCAGGTGGTGTCTTAAGTCTTGCTAGTCAACTCGGAGGAGCATAATGGCTGAATACCCAAACCGTTCTGACCTGCGTAACCCCGCAGGAAAAATTGCTGCAAAGGCTGCAACAGGTCAAACATACGGTGAAGCAGGAAAACAAATGGCTGCACAACAAGCAGTACCTATGGGTGCATCACCGATGTCTGCACCTCAACCTTCTGCACCTGTTAACCGCCCTGTTGCTGGGCAAGTTGTTGACATGATGGCACCAACTCAACGCCCTGAAGACATGATGGCTCCTATCATGAACAACAGACCATCAATTCTTCCTATGTCTAACCCTGTTAT